TTAATCCGCAGGTCCCCCGTTCGAGTCGGGGAGGGGGAGCCAGTTTTTCTCACTGGGAACTATCCCAGAGTTGGCAGAAATCAAGGCTTCTGGACGATACTCAACAAAAATATCATCATCTCTCAATTGAATTGAGTTAATGAAACTACGGAAAAAAGTACGTACTTTACTGGGGTTCTTAGTGGTTTTGATGATGTCTATAAGCAGTTCGCTAAGCTCGCTCAAATCTCTTTCTGTTATTTCGAGCTGCGGTGGTTGTTCCTGCTCTGCTAATGTTAATTCAGTCGTTAGCTTTCGAATAGACGCATTATTAGAGCGAAGTCGCGGGCCTAAGTCCTGAACATTATATTCACCGTCCGGATCTTCCAGTAATTCGTATAAACGAGAATTACGGCGCTCCAAGTCTCTAATTTGCGCAGCAATCTCTTGGCATTTTTCTCGCTTCTTTTTCGCCCAGGATCCACACAAGTCGTTTAATTGAACCAATAAGCTTTTCAGGTTTTTTTCCGTGAGTACTTCAGCGCAAATAACGTCAACCATCCAGGGATCAAATATAGCTGAGTTGATTCTGCGGTTTTCGCAACCGCCTCCCTGCTTTTTAGTTTTGCAATTGTAATAGTAATACACTTTTGTGGCGCCCTTAGCCCTTTCAATCGTCATGGCCGATCCACACTTTCCGCATTTTAATATACCGGTAAAAAATCGTGTGCTTTTAGGTGATCCATGCTCTTTAACGCCAACATTTGTTTGTTCATCCATCATGGCCTGAACCGCTTCGAAAGTCTTTATGCTTACTATCGGCTCATGGCTATCCACAACAATCCATTCTGAGCGCGGTAAAGCACCGTCACGGCCTTTTTTACCGAAAGCGATACGTCCTACCACCCTTTCGTTACGTAGTAGCTCTAGGACGGTTGTCTTTGTCCATTTACTGCCGCGTTTAAGTCGCCCTTCCCCATTTAGGACCTCGGCAATTTGTTTGCCTCCATAGCCGGCCAGTTTTAATTCAAAAATTCGATTTACTGTGCCACTTTCGAGCGGGTTAGGTACAAGCATTTGCTTTTTACGGTCTGTTATTGCTGGTTTAACCTGGTAGCCATACGTTACATAACCACCGTTGAAAAAACCTTTCTGTGCATTCGCAATCATCGATCGTTTCGTATCTTGTGATACCTGCCGTGAATAATACTCGTCAAAGAGCTCTAAAATACCCTCGTAAATGAAGCCAGAATCGCCGTCATCAATGTTTTGTGACACATAGGATATCTTGGTATTGCTGCTGGCTAATCTGCGCTTATTTAGCTTTGCTTCAAGTGAATTTCTTGCAAACCGTGATGTGCTCCAGCAAATGAAGTAATCAATGTCAAAGTTTTCACAGTAGGTTATGGCTTGTTGGAATGCGGGCCGGTTATCTGATGTACCTGAAATGCCTTCATCTGTGAATACCTTCACAACTTCTAAGCCCAGTTCCTTAGCGTGCTGTTGGCATTTTCCTATCTGACTTTGTACTGGGAGTTCCTTTTCTGCCTGTTTCGCAGTGGAAACCCTTGCATAAATTACACACTTTTTGGTCATGTTAGTTCCAATTTCTTATTAATTATCTTACTGAGTTATTTTTCTAATAATCCTACTCAACGTGTCGGTTGATAATTCAAAACCGTGGCGACTTAATTCGTCGATTATTTCTTTTTTACTCTTATTGTCGTTGAGTAAAGATTTAATTATTTGGCTTCTCTGATATTCGAGGTATTTATTAATTGATGGGACATATAATTTATTGTCGGTGTTGCATAATTCAGGAGTAGATACAATTCGCCAAATTTTTACAAAATTATCAGGCCCGATAGCTATCGCGATTTCGCGCCAAACTTTGGGTAAATTCAAACTGAGAATTTCCTGCAGTTTTAGGTCCTGCTGTATGCTGGCATCGGATTGCATAAATCGCCCCTTAGCAAAGTTTCAAAAATAGTGCAGTTATTCAGGTACCCACCCTACCCCTGGCATGGGCTGATCCTTTGGATCCGATCCCCCACCCCTTAAGTTTAACAGTAGATCCCAGGTAAATAACACAAGTCGTGTATTACTCAGGTGATCAGCTTAGATATTTTAATATTTAATTGCGCTTTTTATTAATGGTGTATTGCTGCATAGCTTATTGCTATTGGAGTATTAATTTATATATTGCGTATTATGTATATTAAGCGCAATTAATGGGTTTATGCTATTGGCCGTAATTTAGGTGAGTTTCAGGGATTCGTGCAGACCCCTATAAACATACATTATATCTAATTGGGTGGTCCATAGTATTTATTTTCCGTGCACCTATTGAGCCTGGATAGGCGGGTTTCTTTGGGTGTTTTATATATTGCGGTAACGATATAGCAGGAAATTTACTTTAACCTCTTGCAATGTATTACACTATGTAATACATTAAGTAACACATCAGCAATGATGAGTAACTAAACCACATCAACCAACTGAAAAGCCGGTACACAGTGCGCGGCTTAAGTGAGGATAAAATGGCTAAGGCTAAACGTGATATCTATCAAGAAGTAACTAACAAAATCGTATCAGCAATGGAATCTGGCAATATTCCCTGGTTAAAGCCCTGGGAGCATCGCAAAGCAGCAACTAACATCATGGTTCCCCACAATGCCAGCACTGGTAAAACGTACAACGGTATTAATTTAATGCTGCTTTGGGCTGATGGCTTTCACTACGAAACACAGCAATATGTAACTTACAAGCAGGCTAAAGCTATGGGCGGCAATGTAAAACGCGGTGAGTCTGGCCACCTGGTGGTGTTCTGGAACTGGATTGAGAAGAAAGATAAAGACACCGGTGAAATTGAAAAAATCCCCTTCTTAAAACATTACACGGTGTTTAACCTGGCGCAGTGTGAAAACATCGATAGCAACAAAATTGCAGCGCTTCCTGCTACAAATGAAATTAATAATACAACTGTGCTTGAAGTTGCCCAGGCGAACGGTGCAAGCGTGATTCATGGCGGTAATAAAGCGTTTTTCTCACCGGCCCGCGACTATATTGCTATGCCGCATCAGGAACAATTTAAAGAGGCCGCATTATATGACGCAACGTTAGCCCATGAATTAACCCATTGGACCGGGCACAAGGCACGTTTGGAACGCGATTTTACCGGCCGTTTTGGCGATGCTGCTTATGCATTTGAAGAGCTGATAGCCGAAATGGGCTCAGCGTTCCTGTGTGCGCAGCTGGACGTAGAATTAAACACGCTGCAACATGCCGCGTACTTGCAAAGCTGGATCAAAGTATTAAAGCAGGACAAAAAAGCCATATTCACCGCCAGCAGCAAAGCAAAGGCGGCGTGTGAATACCTTTTAGAAGGTGCACAACAAATTACACAGCAAGCGGCTTAATGCCGCTTTTACTTATGAGGTAACACAACATGCAATCTAAAAAAACAACCGTTTATTTTTCAGCTGACAGCATGGTAAAGCTTGCTGACCGATCACCAGAGCACGAAAAAATTAATATGTCTGGCTTGCTTAATGAATTAATCAACCGTTACGCCTGGTTAACAGCTGTAAGCCTGCCTGAGCTCACCAACGACCAATGGAGCGTGTTAATTGACGCACTGGCCGGGGTGGATTTTAGCGATCAGCGACCGCCGGCCGATGTTGCCGCGCTATTGTTAAATCAATCAGCCCAAAGCGACGAATTAAATAAAATAGTGGTGCTGGCCAGTGAATGGAGCCAGGCGGAACAATACGCGGTGATCGACTTCCTGCAGCAATACTTTGCCAGAAAGTGGGATAACTACCCCAATTTTGACCTAATCAAAAAGCAAATTACGAACGCAGCGCGTCGATAAGCGGCGTAACAGCGGTTTTTACCTTGCCTAATGGGTTGGCCTTATCAACCTGGCTGGTTAACTTACGCAGGGCCAGCTGTGTGTATATTTCAGTTGCCTTGGGATCTTTATGGCCCAATAGGATTTGCCGCGTTAAGATATCAAGATCCTCTTCGGCGTATTCGGCGCCGGTTAAATGGCGTAGGGCGTGCGGGTGGCACTGATTAGCTGGAACACCTGCCCGTTCGCCAAGCTTTGTTAGCATTTTTTGAACTGAACGGCGGCTTATCCGCCTGGCTTCGCCGTAATAATCCCACTCGTTTACATTGCGATTTTGCGTGCTGACAAATAACACCTGGTCGCCATTGGGTAAGGTGCGATTAATATGTTTTAGCTCTGGGTGGCCAATATATACCCGCAAATAAACCTGGGCTTCCAGCGGTACGGGTAATACCCGCTCTTTTTTGCCTTTTTCGATTACTTTTATTGCCAGGCGTTCGGTGCCGTTGTAGTCGTAAACAATAACATTGCCCTGGTTTAACCCTGTCAGGCCCGCCAGGCGAATACCACAACCGCCCATTAGCGCTAGCATAGCCGCATCACGAATACCGGTGAAGGTGTCCAGGTCACATTGTTGCAGCAACCGTTCATAATTTTTTAGCCCCATCGCCACCGGGATCCGGTTAGCGCTTGCTGGATAGGGTAAACTCGCTGCCACATTGCTTTGGCAGATATGCTCACTATCTAAGTAATTATAAAACCCTTTCACCGCTGCCACTGCCGTTCGCCGGCTGCGCGGTGCCAGCTTCTTTTTATGCAGGTACAAACCAACAAAACTTTCCAGCTGCTTATTGGTTGCCAACAGGTAGTTAATGTCCAGTTCGGTGAAAAAGTCGTTTAACAGGTGCAGGTAATAGCGGTATTTTTTTGCCGTTTCGTCTGACTTGCCTTCGTTTAGCACTTTTTTCTGCAACCACTGTTCAATGTGATCCAGCATATAAATATCCCCCAGGGGCAGATTTTTCCGGACATTCGGACATTTCCCCTTTTTTAGCCATGCAGGCCGCGCAAAACAAGGGTAAAGGCCTGTCCGAAACTGTCCGAAAAAACCGATCACCTCAATTTTTTCCGGACAGTTCCGACCAGATAGCTAAAATCAATCCGGACAGCCCACCTTTACTATTATTTTTATCTCTTTCTTTTTAAAGAAAAAAATAAATAAATAAATAAAGGCCGAATCAAAAAACAACGAAAACGGGCAACAAATACACAAAAACGGACAGAATCAACACGAAAATGGACAGGAACAAAAGGCGCAATAAAAAATAAACAAATAAAAACAACAACATACAAAAAGTAAGGCGAATTAATGCTTAAATTGTCCGAAAACTGAGATATGCGCCCCCACTTACTTTAAAATTAAACATCCTAGGTGTCGGCTTGTATCGACACTTTTAAGCGATAGTTGTGCACAGGGTTCATGTAGCAGATGAAAGATATCCCATTGCTATTTGATGGGCGGAGATTGAAGGAACTACGGCTACGGGCTGGCTTTACGCAACAGGATATTGCATACCGCATTAAAATTACCCGTGAATCGGTTAGCGCTATAGAGCGCAACAGGCCATCTGCCATTCGTGGTTTACGTTGGTCTGTTATTCACCAGTGGTGTTATAACTGTAAGGACCGGGTAAGCCACGAACACTTAACCGAATTCACTAAATACCTGATTGGCTTATTAGATGAAAATTAAGCAATCCTTTTATTATATATAAGCAATTGTTCTTAAATGTGAATTTGAATTCACAGACAAATAGCAAATTTAATTGCTAATTTGGAATGCCTTAAACAAAAGGATAAGTTAATCAGGAAGTTATAATGGATTATAAATTATATCTGGTAAGCAATTTACTTACATCAATAAAGGATTTACTGGTAGTTATGGAAGAAAATGATAGTGATCATTACCAGGCGTTACACGAATTAATTAATACCTGTATAGACGCCGCAAACGACGATTATCGAGTAGGGTGAGGCTTGCGCCTCATCCCTCTCACAGAACCGTACGTACGGGCCTCGTATACGGCTCCTGCATACTTCATATCACTTGCTAAGTGACACAATGCTAATTTGCAATCTAGTATCGTGCGCCCTATGGACATCGTTCATTTTCTAACATTGTGGTAACTTTCATTGCAGGGTTTGGCGTTCTAGCACTGAGGCAATCTACCAAATTTGACTACAATTACTTCCCATATACGGCCTGTCTCACCAGACATCACTATTCCTAGCGCACCGATTCGACTTGTCCCGCTGATCTGGCGGCTTGTGTATCAATGATAAAAAAACTCACAACTCATCAGAGTCTTAAAGTCTGCTTCCCCCCTTCGCAATCCATTTAAGCTTTTGGCTAAAATAGATCCTATCAAACACAATGCTGATAGTCGGCTTGGTTTTACCCTCCACACCATTACTGGCTTTCATCGGCCTAGCCTTACTCACTACTACGGGTTCATCTGCCACCTCACACTCGCAACATTCTTGGATCACTCCTTGAACGATACGTCCAACCATTTGATTGGATCTAATGCCAGGCTTCCCCAGTTACTGCACTGGCTCCCTGTTAGAAATTCCACCCTCAAACACAAAACAGGACTGACTGAGTATCGGGCTTCGCGCTATTTTGCACGCTTACCCTCCTGTCTTGCCGAATCAGGTTCACTTGCGTTGTGTACCTCTAACTTCCTATGGCTTCCTTCAGACCCTGCCGTTGGCCAACAACGCCCTTGCCATTCGGATTATCTTCCCCTCAGTCAGGGTGATTCAGGTTTCTTTCAACCTGACGGGTTTGCCAGCTTCGCTGGGCAAACAAAAAAGGGGCTTACGCCCCTTATTACATAACAACCACATTATATACCGTCCATTTTGGATAACCTTTCTCCTGGGTTCTCCCCATAACATCGCAACCATATTTTGTGCGAACTGCTCCACCAAATGAATTTTTTGCATAAACAAAACCGAGCACCTGGTAAGTGGTTTTATATCCAGTACCCAGCTTTACTTTTTTTATCTCGGTAATAGAGGCGTTACTAGAACTCTCAAATTCTGCGCTTCGAGGGTCTTTTAAACGATTTTTAACTGAATCCTGGCACGCCACCAAAGCGCCCCATTTATCTGGATGGTGTGGCCCTTTCTTACTACACGATAGTACTGCCAGGCACATTGCCAATATTAAAATAACTTTCATCCCTGTTCCTTGTTAGTTAATACTGTTTTTAACTTAAAGGAAAACACGCAATAAAAAAAGCCGCTTTTGCAGCGGCTTTGATTGTTTACCGTGTAATCAGGCAGTAAGTTGCAGGATATTTCGCAGTTTATTACTCATCGGTTCCAGCAGTCTTACCATTTCAATAGGCTCTACGGCATCTAACTGGCCGTCGGGCATGGCTTCAAATAAATGCTGTAAGCCGTTAACGTACTGGCTGATCATTACCAGGTCTTCGTAGTATTTATTTTCCATACTACACCCCGAGCGGCAGCTGGCGAACGTCTTTACCAATTAGAGCTGTGCTTGGCATGGGTTCACCCAGTAAGTTACTTACGTTGCGCAGGCTGGTTATTAAGCTGTCGTGCATAAACGCGTCTTTGGTGGCGGCCAGCAGCTGCAGCAGCTTTACTTTTTGGCTACGCAGGGTGTTTTGCTCTTTAAGCGTTACGCTACCGTAAAAGCCCTGGCGACGAATGGCCGGCAATACTTCTTCGCATACCCACTGGGTAAACTTAACTGCTTCGGGCTTATTGGATCGAAAGGCCACCATGTACACGGCCGGTTCGTTTATGAAAATGGTGTCCTGAGTGCCAGAAGGGGTACGGAAACTCCGTATAGCTTTCCACGTTTCTGGCAGTTTTTGCAGGCTTTTTGTCCCTCTCCATGCAATTTCAAGGGCTTCAAACACCTCTTTTGCCACTAACCAGGCATCGCCTTTGTCATCGATGGCGGTGTTAATTTGAATACTCGAGTAAAGAAACGGGTTGGTATTGGCCTGTAACTCGGCCGATTGAATGTTTGTCATAATATTGCCTTGTATATTTAAGTAGTATTCACCACCTTTTGGGTGGCAGGTCTCAACTAAAGCTATACAAGTAGCTCCGGGCCTATTTCCCTTGCGGGTATTGTATTACGCCTCTCAACCCGCCATAAAAATATGGCGCGTGACTGCTTTTCAGGCACAAAAAAACCGCAAAGGCTTTCGGGTGCGGAATACCGCTTGTATATTTTAGTACCTGAAAAGCTACACCTGAATGAATCGGGTGTCAACTATTACGCTTTTTGTTCGTTATACATCCAGTGCGCTTTGTTTACCTATGGGAATACGCAAACCGTACCGTTCGTTAATATCCCGGGCGTACTCAGCTTTTATGTGTGGGTCTTTGATTTTATCCAGTTTAACCAGGTCACTGCCCTTGTTGGATTTAAATGCGATCCCTTTGGTTTCGTAGTCATGCAGCGCTTTACGCCATTCTTTTTGCAAGGCCAGCAGGTTATCCGCCACAGTCTCGTTACCGTTAGCCCTAACTCTGGACGTGTTTACTCTCGCAAGAAATATCTCACACGATTCCAGCAGAATGAACATCGTGTTTTTCGCACCCTTAAGGGTGTCGAAACTATTAAAAACCGGCTCTTTTAACTCACAGCTCCCATATAATTCGCGATTATCGCCAGAGATGGCGGATTCTCTGGCCGATTTCCACTGTAGCCCTAACATTTCCACGATAGGTTTTAGCGGTACGTAGTCTTTATTCTCAAAAGTGATCACGGTAAGAAACATGCCGTGAAATTCGATAATGGTTTTAAATTTTACTGTTGGTTCGGTCATTGTTAGTTCCTATTTGTTGTCGGGCTAATCACCCTTTTCGTGAAAGTTTTACGCTACAAAGAATTTGTAAGCGCCTCGGTATTCCTCACAGGTATTATCACTGCAACCGTCAAAATCATACGGGTTTAATTGCCAGTTGATTTTTCCACAGCATGGACAATTCCAGCGCACCTTTGGGTTATTACTCCGGCGCTTCTCACGCTTCAACCAATCCGGCATTTTAAGCCCAGCACCCTGCACCATGATCCGCGCATCAAATTTCACATAATCAAACGTGCGCCGCTTAGCCTTGTCAGCCATTTCAAAGGGAACATACACCACCTTGTCGCTGTACTTATATTCCTTTGCTTCATCGATGCTGAAGCGCTTCGCTTCACTGAAATTAACGCTTGGCAGTTGATAATCATTAAGCCAAAACACATCGTTACCACTCCATCGGCCTTTTTGAAACGCCACGTATTGATCGTATTGCGGATCAAGAAAGGTTTCGTGTGGTATGTATTGGCAATCCACTTTCCACATAAACATTGAATCAACGTGATCGGCAGAAATTGGCTGGTCAATCTCGCGGCCACAATCCCAGGCTCTTTGTGCCTGTTCCAGTGTGTACTGGTGCGCCTTATCGATATCGGTCACATAGCCTTTGCCATCGATGGCGTGAAAGCCGACATTGGCCCCCACGTTATCCCTGAAACAAGCAAGGTAAAATCTGTTTTTCATCCCTATCCCACCTATACGTTAAATTCTATGTCGTGCTTTTCGCACAGTTCAGCAACCCGGTAATGAGGGCAAGTTTCATCGCTTTCCCATGGAAATTCATCACCAGTAATAACGCTGTCCTTTATCTGGCAGTACTCGATGAACTTTAAATCACCTAGCGCTTTGAGTTTTACCGGTTTCTTAACTGCCCCAAGGAACGTTTGTTCGTCGGCATCCGCTGGTATGCCTAGTTCATCTGCAGCTTCTTGCAAAAGGATCATTGCTTCAAAAGCGTTTATTGCTCTCTCAAAGTTTCTGATCATGCCTTTACCACTTGGCGCGTGAGTTACATCAAAATAGCCAAATCGCGCCATCGTGACAGCAAAGTGAGTGCAATAATCAAGACGCTTGCCCGGCGCTTCAAACTCACCCTTTGGGCCAATTAACATTACTTGTTCCATATCCCACCTATTCGTTAAATTAAAAATCGTGGCTCTTGCCATTTACCAGGACGGTTTCAATTTCAACGTCGGGCGAACAGCTTGCGGCTTCTTCAGGGTTGAGATTCACACACAAGTTGTCATAGTTGAAATCGTCCATTTCATCATCTGGCCAATCAATGGTTTCAACCATTGTTGCCACGTAAGTAACTTTTACTTTCGCCATATCCCACCTTTTCGTTAAAGTTTTACGCGGCATCCTGCAGCGTGTTTAACTTATCAAATTCAATTCTAAAGCCCGCTGCGTTTTTGTGGCCACCACCACCAAAGAGTGAAGCAATAACGGAAACATCAACGCCGTTATCTTTAGATCGCAAGCTGTAAACCCGGCCTTTGGCGGTTTCGTAATAACAGGCTGCAAAGGGTTCGCCCTCGCTCATGATGTTGCCAGCTTCACTGCTGTAGAAATACGGTGCATTCATCACCGGCACATCATAGCCAGCGATTGTGGTGCGATGAGCGGCAACGTTAATCAGTTCGTGAACGTCTTTCATGTGCTTGCGCAAGATCGCCTCACCCTCTCTTTCAAGTACAGCGGGATCACACTCCATCAACTTATCCCAAAATTCAAAGTCGTATGGATAACTGAAAACGCAAGCTTGGATTTCTTTGGTGCCCGGCAATTTAAAACGCCACAAGTCACGATCCTGAATGTGTTGGATAAGGGCTGGCGCTGGCTCATCATGGAAAAAATCCCAGGCAATCATTGCCCCGGAACGGTCCATATCAAACAAAGCACCAATCAGCGGCTTATTTTGCGAATCACACCAAGGGCCGAGCTCATCAAAAAAGCCTTTATAGCCTAACTTCTCTTTAACCGGTTCAAGCCCTTTCAAATCCTCCTGCGCTGATTTGTGGTGATCAAGGATCAGAATACTATTTGCCTTAAAAGACAAATCCTGCAAAACATCAAGCTTGTAACTAAAATCGACCAGAATCACATCGCGGCCGGTAACGTCTGGCGCTTCATGACCATAGTGCCCAGCGTGAAATTCCACATCATCCCCCAGCGCATGACGAACAGCCCAAGCAGCGCCAAAACCATCAGCGCAATTACCGTGATAAATACATAATTTTTTCATTGTTTCCCACCTTTTCGTTAAGTTAATTTTTGGTAAAGCGGCGCTCAAACGCACCAGCCCAGAACGCATCAGCCTGCGCACTACCAATCCGGTATGGATTGATAATTCTCACGCCATTAGACTCAAATTCCAGGCTTGCCCTGTACCCAGCTTTAAATTCATCTGAGCGCCGGGTAACTCCGGTTTTAAATCGTTCTGCAAATACTTTCTCAATATCCATAACTTTGATCTTTTCGTTAAAGTTATTTGATAAAGTCATTGTCACGCAGCCAGTGCAGGGCGCGGCTTTGGTCAGCATTACTAAAATCGAGTTGCTGGGCGATATTGGTTAATTGCCAGATCATCTCTTTTGCTTCAGCATCCAGCTTTACCGACGCATCGATCAGGCTCACTTTGTATTGAGAATTGCAGGCTGAGGCCAGGGCCATGGCCAGAAACTCAGAGGAACCGCTGTAGCGGTGTTCTTCTATCCGGGCTTTTACTTGTTCAATAATTTTCATTGGTTGGTCCTTTTAAGCTACTAGACGCAGTGAGCGCAGCAGCTCCTGTAAGTTAAAAATGCGGGTATAAATGCGCACAATTGAATCTGTGGCACGGTTAATACTGGCCTGGTCTTTCATGTCGTGCTGGTGTGCTTTTAGCAGTTTCACATCGGCTTTGAGGGCATCAATTTCCTGCTTAATGCTTATGGCATTGGTATGGCCACTGTCACGCTCAACCATTAACCAGGCATCAGCTGCTAACAACGCCAGGTAATAGTGTTTACTGGTTTGTTTTTCGCTTAACACTGGTCGTCCTCCTGGTTGCTGGTGAGATCTGCGTATTGCTTCAAACTAATTTCTTGCCACACTTCTGCCGCATTTGCGCCACAGCCGCAGTTAATGCCATCCAAACCGCCCATGAAACATGCATCAAAGGGCAGCTTTTGTGGTGCATGACATTTGGTACATTGGTAGTAATCAAAATCTGCAGGCGAACACTCACCGTTGTGGCGATTACCGCATAAACCGCAGTGTGGTGCCTGCGGCAATAGCTCTTGCTCTTGTATAGCCATACGCTCTTTGAGCGCCTTAATTTGCTGCTGCAGATCGTGTACTAACTTGGTGTCGCGCTTTAAACCCTGTTTAGCGTTTTCGAGCTTACGGTTTAGCATTTCGAGCTCAGTTAGTAACTGCACTGGATTTGAGCGACCTTTGGCGAATACGGCTTCATAATCACAGTAATGCCAGTGCGCCCCGGTTACCGGGTCGACCGGTTTAAAGCACTCTGGGCAGTAGCGGTTTTCATAAGGTTTGTTCATTCATGTATCTCCCCGATTAACTCAGTTTTGCGGGAAACCTGGCGGAACACTTCACCAAAACAAGCAATATCCTGTTCATCGAATCCGGCGTTAGTTAAGTGGCTAATGTGTAAGCTGTGTAACAACTGATCGAGCAAGGCAGTACCTCGTGGGTTGTGCATAAATGGCAACATCACATCACCAAAGGCGCTAAACTCAGCGTAGAAGTCGCCTATATTTGGCCCCAGATAAGTAACGGCACAACCTTTGGTGTTTTGATCCAGTTCGTTACCTTGTGGATCATGAAACGCGGTGCGCCCGTCCAGAAAACAAATTGCATATTGCTTGAGTGGCTTAAACCAGGCTTCACTGGTGCTGGCATAGGTAATACACATGGCTTCGGTCACATCGCCATTTTCATAGCTACCGACCAGTTTATTGATCCACGCTGCATTGCCCGGAAAATCTTTAGCCAGGTGCCAGCCGCGGGTTTCACAACGCTTTTTATTACAGTTAGGTTTACACGCGTTTTCTTTGGCACCCCAGGGGTGGTTCATCCACACCCGGCCAGCCCATTTTTTTGTAAGGCCATCACCGCGCTTGGTAAAAATGCGGTTTGCTTTTACCAGTTGATTGGCTTTCAGGCTGGAAGCGGGATCCAAGTCTATATCGCCCATCACTCGGCGGGCCGCTTCTACCAGCTCACCGGGTGAATACAACTCAGTGTTAAACGAGGTTTGGTTACAGGCTTGGTGGCTCATTCCCACACTTCCTTAAACTGGGCCTTAATTGCCAGTTGTTCCCGAATGTGTTCAATACTGCGGCGCGTTCTTAACTGGTTTCTCAGTTTTTCCTTGTCACGTCGGCTTAACTGCTTTGGTTTGGATGACCGGCGAAAATCCCCGGCGCTTAAAATGTCGTTTTGCATAGTTAGTTCCTTGTTAAATAGCCCGCCTGGTCCGCGGGTTTAGTTAAATGCCCTGCGAAGGGCGTTCTTTATTACCAATCATCTGCATCGATCCGCTTTGGTCGACAATGACTTCAGTAATGTATTTTTTGATGCCGTTGTCGTCCCATTCCCGGGTGCGCTGTTTACCTTCAATGTAAATCTGATCGCCTTTACCCAGGAACTGCCCGACAATCTCGGCCTGCTTGCCCCATATCACAATGCGGTGCCAGTCGGTGATCTCCTGTTTTTGTCCGTGCTGGTCTTTGTAAACCTCACTGGTTGCCACGGTAATATTGCAAACGGCTTTGCCTGATGGGGTATAGCGAACGTCTGGATCGCCACCTAATCGCCCCATCAAAATCACTTTATTAACGCCTCTGGTTGCCACTGTCTTTTCTCCTACTTGTGTAACCGGTCAATTCGGCGAATGTTGTTAATTTCATGCTTACGGCGGCTACGTTCGACCATTACCACCATAAATAAAAAACCAACCACACCAGCCATGAACCCGCCTTCAAACAAGGCGGTTAGCAGCACCATGAACAAACCGATCGTGAACATAAATAATCTATCCGTGCGCATGATCGTTTCCTCTTTGAATACGAATATTGCCGCGCCGATTTGGCAACCGGTGTTCGCTGTGAAGCACTTCGCCTGGCTGCATTTCACGCCAGCCTTGTACCGAATCGCTACTACCTTCCTGCCACTGAAAATCGCCAGCTGGCCCTTCGTGAAAGTGGTCGTTATTTAAAATTACACTGACATTTTGATCAGGTGATACGGGCATGCTGCCCAGGTTAGGAAAGAACGCTAACATGGTTAATTAACCTCCAAGTGAGACACGCAGACACCGCCGCTGCGCCCTGAGACTTTAACGATAGCGTGGCGACTACTGGCGATATCCCACGCGGGTGATGTGGTGCGAACCACACTGAAATTGTGATTGCCCTTTACCGGGTAAAAACGGAACTGACTACCCACCGGGTAGTGTTTATTAAAGTAAGCGGCCTTCATTAGATTCTCCGTAAAAGGCTTTGGATTTATCGGGCACACTCATTGATACCCCGTACTCTTCCAGCTTTTTCAGGTCGAGCTTTTGCATGTGGCCGATACGGTTACCCTGGATACTGCGAGTAACACCGTCTTCGGCGATAACACCGGCCTGGTCAATCTGTCGTTTAAGTACTCTGGCCGTTTTGACCGGTAGGTGGTTGTACTTGTCCTTTAACGCCATACTGGTCGATAGGTGCGACATGATGTGCGTCGTGCGGATAACCAGGAAACTTGGTTCAGGATCCCCCTCTTTGAGCTTTTCGAAGGAATAAGGGAACTGGTAGCGCTGTGCAGATATTTCGTCTGCGATAATCTCGACTATCCAGATCCAAGGCTCACGGTCGTTGTTGGTGTCGGCAATGTGGGTGTTCATTTCGGTAATTAGATCACGCTCAAAGTCTTCGAAATGATCTTCCCAGCCGCCAAATGAGCGAATTAACCGCCAGGCGGTCATTAATGCGGCGTAGTTGTGGATCATCCGCTGGGCGCCGGAATCATCATCACGGGCCCGGCTGTGCAGCTGGCATTTGCCCAGGGCGTTTTTATAGCAGTCGAGCACGGTACCTTTAGATAACTCCGTTAACCACTGCGCCCATTCATACATGGGGAATTTGGGCAAATTCTCGTCCAGCAGTTCGCCTTTACCGTGGTTTAAATTAGTGCGAACGGTTTTACCAGTCAGACTTTCAACGGGCACGTCTTCACCGGCCAGTAACACCGGAGCACTAATTAGGAAGTGCGTTTGCGCGCTGCCCCGGGTGGTTTCGGTGTACTGATAACATTCCTGCAGCAAACTGACGGCGCGTTGAATAATGTCTGACTTTCTGGCGCTGAGCTCTTCCCAGCCAATGGGATGACTGGTACCGCTCACGCTGGTTAATAACCGGTACTCTGTGCCCATGCTCTGGCCAGAAAACATTTTCATGCCCGTGGTACGTTCCAGGCGCTTGATTAACGTGGATTTACCCCGGCCCTTATCTGCTTGCATGATCATGTGCGGCCAAAAGCCCAGGTAAATTTTAAGTTGTGCGCCGATGATCCACACTAGAGCCATCGCCGCGGCATTTTGTTTAAAGGTATCCTGGTAGGCCGTTACCACCGGGTAAACGTGGCTCCGGTGGCCGCGAGGAAAACTGAATTCGTGGTAGGGGCATTGCTGTTTTGGCTCGGTGAAAAAACAGTCTTTTCCCTCATTAACCCGGGCTTTGCCGTTGAGGTAACACACACCCACAAAATTTGCGGCATGCACACTGCCTACGTTAATGGTCCGCTCAAATATGTTGAGCATCCGGGCGAACTGCGCAGGGCGCCAGACGTGGCCAGCTTTCTTCCATTGGTCGATATTGAAAATCTGTTCATCTTCCATCACGCGGCTTTGCAGTTCGTAGCCGGCCCGGGCGCTTTGATACTGAGCAACAAAACTGATGCGCGGTGCGCTGTCGTTCTCACCACTCATAGTGGCGGTAGCACTGGCAATTTTTACGCGACTTAACCCGGCTATTCTAAAGGCGGCAACGTCTTCGAGGCTTTCGCTGGTTTCACCGTCTTCGTTTTTACTCAGCTTTACGTAACTGGTGAAGTCAGGCTTTACCCGAAACCGCCAGTATTGCTGGTAATCATGCTGTGGCAAATAAAGCCGCGGCTTGTATTGCTGCTCTTCGTCGTTGGCTTTACCGCTAAGGCCTGGTATAAGCCAGGGCTCTAAGCGTTCAAAGTGGTGCCTGTTTTTCGTAGATTTCCAGACGTCGTTGGCATCCTGGCCAATTTCCCATTCAGTGCGATCGACAAAGAAACACGCCACGCCGGCCGCCAGGCACTCTTCGTGAATGCGCCATTCGGCTTCGGCGCTGTAACAACGATACGGCCCATCTGGGTTTCGTTTGTCGGGTTTGGCTGCATCTTTGTCGTAGCAGCTGATCACTTTCTTGCCCCGGAATGGCTTCCAATCAATCGTTACCTGGGTACCACGCAGCGCAATGGCGCACACATCAGGGCGATTCGAAAAGGCTGCTTCAATGGCCAGGGCATCAATAGGACCTTCCACCACATACACGGTGGTGGCCGATGCGACAGCGCGGGGATCCAATGTCCAATACACATTGTTTTTCTTACCCAGGCTTTTAGTTTTCATGCCGCCGTTGAGATCGGGAGCGTAATACCGATAATCTACCCCGGCCAGCTGTCGGGTGCCGGGTAGATACGTTAAAAAGCTCACCGCTTCACCGCCGTGGTGTGGTTCATTAGGCTTTATTTTGGGGTTGGTGTAATCGGTCCAGCCTAGGGTTTTATTCTGAATCCCGGCATTGATGATGTGATCTGGTATGCCGCGCTGATTTTTCAGATAGTCCCGGCACTTTTCGGCGTGTTCTAGGTTGAGCTGAGCAATATACTGCAATCGTTGATTGTCTTCGCTTTCGTCGCCGACTTGTTCTGCAATTGGCAAGTAATGGATGTGAAAAATGTCATGCAACATTTTATAGGCGGTGGGAAAGTCGCAGCCATCCACCCACATGGCCAGGTCAATGACGTTTCCGCCGCCCTGGCTTTGCATATCCCGCCAAAAGCAGTGTTGCAGGTTGATCATGAGTTCTGGCTGCATGGCATCCGGTCGGCCCCACAGCTCGCTATCAGTGGACGCTTTAAACCGCTTCAACCCCAAACGCTGGGCGGCGTGCGGTAAAGGGATGCGTGCTTCTAAGTTTTCCTGGCTTAGCATTCGTGCTCCGTATTTCTTATGTTAGTGCGCGGTTCAGCGGGTCAGTTTGTTGAATATGTTCAACATCATTCGTAAAAGCGTTAACTCGGCGGCGACTCGAGTAAACCTGCTAATAAGCGCATGGTGTTCAGCGCAAAATTCGTCGGTATATGCACCGCCGTATTTTTTTGCCGCCGCGGCCAACTCGTCTTTAACGATCGCAAATTGGGTTTCCAGCTCGGTAATAGCTTGCTCTAACGACAATTCATTACTCATAGCTGTACCTTTGTTGTAATTGGCTGATTTTGGCCCGGTGGTGCCTGAACTCTCCGCGCATATAGGCCTGCAGCATGATGACTAAGGTATGTTGGCCGCACGACGTTAAAGTGCACCATGCTGCAGGGCTTAACTCGTTGTGGTTGTTGAGCTGAACCAGTGTATTAACCAGGATCCAGTTATCACTGTGCACCGGTTCTTGCTCTAACGTATTCAGTACATTGGCCAAACCATCCTGCGAGGTAAGGCGCTCTCTCTGGGCTTTTATTTCATTCCTTAGCGGATTAAAGGCAGCAGTGTTAAAAATCATTGTGCGGCCTCCTGCATTGCTGAAATCAGGTCATCACGACTTGGTTTTGTGTACACCTGAGTAGTGGTTAGATGCTGATGTCCCAGCACTTCCTGTACTTGGCGGATGGCTTCGCCAGTGGTGGCATTTTGTAACCGTCGATGTGCCCAGGTATGGCGCAACCAATGGGGTGTGGCTTTTACAATACCGGCCACATTGCACCAATGTGTCATTCGATGTTGATAGCTTCGAATGCTCATGCGCTGGCCGCGCCGGCTTAAGATCAGCGCTGACGATGGACTTTCAATGCCCAAACGCTTAATCATCTGGCGCCGAATGCGCAGCAGTTCAGAAAGCGCTCGTTTGGCCGGTTCCACGAGGTAAATTTCCTGTGATTTATTTAAGCCCCGGGCATTGCCTTGCTTACCGCCTTTTTGCTTATGACTGGCAATATCCATATAACCACGCTCCAAGGCGGCGGCCGCTTCATCGATATCCAGTAAGTGTACGGTTTGCACCCGTCGGGCCGTGTGACGCATAAACAGCATCCAGTTGAGGTCGCGCTGGGCTTCCAGGTCTTTAAACTTACGAATGGTAGAAAATAGGCGACGTTCTTCGTCGCGGGTTAAACTTTGTGCATTAGCCATGGTGTTGCTTCCTTTGCTGTTGCCTGGCGATCAGTCGCTGCGCCAGTTCTTCACCAAAAAACAAACCGATCATGCCGTCTTTAATCTGGACCCGCTGATCGCCTCCGCGGTTAGAACTGACCTGCTTAATGCCCGCTTTTTTTAATGCGCTGGGGATCTCACTCACGGGGTAGCTCCAAACCGACCATTTCGGCCTGAATTTTTGTGAGTTTCGACAGGCCTGCCCGCTGGTTGGCGTTGATATCGGCAAAGCATAAATGCAGTAACGCGGCGCTCATTGAACGTAAAACCGTGCGCTCGCACTGCAATCGCTTGATCAGCACTTTTAAATCGGCATGGCTCATGTTGTCGAGTTGCGTTGCCGTTGGCTGTAGGTCCATTTTTTTATTAGTGCCCATGGCATTTCTCACTTTCTTTACGTAACCGTTCCTGCAGTACAAACCAGTTGCCCATTTTGACGTTGGCAGCGCCGCTGATACGGTTAAACTCGCTGGGGGTAACAATGTTGTCTTCGAGCGCTTCACAAATGGTTTGACAAGCTCCGCCAACCGAACTTTGCCAGCGGCATAGCACATCAATTAAATGATGGTCGGTGACCAATTCCCGCGGCATAGGCACGGCCACAAAACCGCAGGCGGCACAGAGTTGATACAACAAGCCGTAGGCCTGGCTGTAATTCATCATTTCGAGCGCTTCAAGTACGCCTAGCTTGTGCCCGGGTAAGTTGGGGTTTAATTCATTGCGAACGGAATTCGGGGACTTATTTAACAAGACTCCGTATTGCTCGGCCGCCTGCGGCATCGCTTTAAGCAGCAGATGCGCAGCATGTAAAACTGCGTTATACTTGGCTTGGTTTTGCATAGTCACACCTGTGTAAAATTGTTAGTTCCTGCCCCTTGCAACTGGTCCTTGCTTGGGGCGTTCTTCATTCCAATACCTAAAACATTCAAATCATCTCTAACTTCAGGTTTTACGGCGTGATACAGCGTTAGGAAGTCTTCTTTGGTGAGTGCAGCTGAGCTAACGTGATTTTCACCAACGTAAAATCGGGCAGCATAAATAGGTCTATTGGCTACTTCGCCAAAGAAGCTAATTAATTTGATCCGCTCATACGGTGCGAAAAAGCCATTGGCAAATACCGTATCCTCGCTAATTTCAATCCGGCTAAGCATTATGTTTGGCATGTTCACCTCCTACCGCCCGTTCGACCGAACTAATACCCTCTTCCACGCAGCGTTTCACAATTTGTGAAACCGTGCGGTCTTCTCTCATAGCCAGATCCTGAATTCGCTGCTGTAATTCAGGTGGGGCCACAAACCCAATTGTGGGATTTTTGCGTTTAGCCACTGTTTTGTGCTCCTTGTGTGTTAACATGCTTAATAAGATTAAGAAGTTTAAGCTTTGAGATAATCATAAACCCCAAATTCGGGTTTTTCACCCCAAATATGGGTTTTTATTAGACCGATTAGCGCTATGGAATTAGAAAACGATAACCAAAAAGAATTTAAGCAGCGCCTTGAGTGGATTTTGGCGGGTCGAAAGATCACCCCGTGGGCAAAAAATATCGGATTCACCAGCGGCACAATGAGCCGACTATCAAAAGGTGAAGCGCCTGGTGTAGAGATCCTCACCGCCATCATGCGAACCGAAAACGCTAACCTGAGCTGGCTGCTGGATGGTCAGGGCCTGCCTTTTATCATTGATACTCACTTTAATAGCGAGTCATTTTTAACCATGCTTCGCATGCATGATGCGGATTCGCCTTACAAAGTGTATTTCACGATGAATAAAGAGCAGGGATTAGCGGTATTCATTTTCGCTCAGCCGGCCAGTTATACACTAAAGAAAGACAAACTGATCCAGTACCGCCAAATAGAAGTGGTCGTTGGCCCCTACACTGAAAAAATTAGAAATGCGATTTTCCATGGTCAGGTATTTAAAAACAGCAGTACCCATGCTTTTGTACTGGATGACCTGGAATTTAGAAGCCTGATCCGGGGTCAGTACGGTACCTATCAACTGTTCGGCGATAAAGCCAAACAAGGTCTGGTAGAAAAAGCGACCCCCGATGCCGATTTTATGGAATTTTTCACTACGGGCGCTTCGGCGGACGCTGACCAAACCACCAAAAGAAAATCGTTGTTGCCAGATACATAACCGTTTGCCAGATATCGCCAGTAATGGTCACCGCTTGTTCCGTGTTCACGCTGGCGTTACCTAACAGCGTGTTTGCTTCAAACAAAATAAACGTCACCACAATGGCCATGTAGGTGGTTAAACACGGGCGGACTAACCCGCGCAGCACATCAACCAGGCCCAGTAATGCTAAAATCCACGCTGGTGCATTACTCCCCGTGAAATACTTGGCACTATCATGTTGGTAGCTGGCCAGTTGCAGGTTTTGCTGGTACAGGTCGTTCTGTGCGCTGCGTTCCTGCTCCACAATCGACAGATTGGCCTGGGCCTCAATTCTCACCATTTCTTTGTCATGGGCCAGACGCTTACTTTCCTGATCGCCTTCCAGCTGCTTCATTTTGTAATTGGAATAACTTTGCACGGCAGATCCTAAAATCCCCGTTACCCCACCGCTTACTATCGTTGTGATGGCATCACCAAACCATTCAATCATGCTGCTTGCTCCCAGGCGTTGATAAACTGTATCTGTGTTGGCTGACCACCGGTGATGGCCAACAAATCGCCAATGGCTCGCCGGGTATCAAAAATAGCGCGTTGCTGTTGATAGATACCGGTGCGATAGCCTATTAACAGGCAACCCAGCACGCTGGACCGATACCCTTTTGACGTATCCCCTGCCCAGGTACCGGCATGGGCCAGAATGCCCGTGCGTTCTGGTACGTTTTTGATCAGGTATAAGTGACTGCGCCCCCCGATAGGCCGCCGCGTTTTGACCACTTCCATAGGATAAATGCCCGCAGTTATACAACTCACATCGCGTTGGTTATCGCGCCAGGGCAATTCTAGGGAGTGGGCCGTCCATGGCCCCAGGCTAATCAACCCTGGAGTACCTTGCTCGTCGGTGATTTGACGAACAACCGTGATCATAGTTTTGCTTCGAGTCGGGATAAACGCTGCTGGTAATCCTGCAAGCGATTTTCGGTGCGCTGGGCAACGGCTTTAAGCTCTTCGAGCTGCTGCTGAATGCGCCGGTTGTCTTTTGCGGCATCTTCAGACGTATAACGGGTAGTATTAATGAGTGAAAAAGAGGCAATAATGGGGCGCATTGAGGCGTTAAGCTCTGCGACCTGAATGGATAGTTTCTCAAAGTCGCCTTGCAGTTTTTTATCGGTACTGTGAAAGTCGGTAAATACAAATTCACCGAGAAATAATAAAACGGCAAGCAGCAAAGTACCGATATTATTGTAAAACCACGAATGTGCTTCTGCCTTTTGCTCTGCCATGGTGTCACCAACTCCCCCCTTTTGATGACACCATTTTGCAACTTTAGTCCAAGCAAAGTTAGGGTAAAGTTAGTGATACTCGGCTACTGCATTACCGGTAATTTCAAACTTCCATCCTTCGCCTACAACAGTAGGTAAGTAAAACCGTAATTGGTTACCAGGCGTATTCTGATCAAAGGTCTTAAAAGCTGTTGGACCAAAACTACCGTCATGGTTTTTACCGAAAATAGTAACCGTTCCAGTACCAGGGTTAATCCGAACATACTTTTTGCCAGATATATCTTCAATAACTTGATTATGTTGAATAGTTTTCATTAATTTTTCCTTATCTTGCAGGTTTTATTTAACTCATGGGCATCTCCCCAGCACGCAATGCAAATACCTGCGCTTTTAGCCCACGCCTTTATGGCTCTTTTTATAGCGTTTGTCAGCCTCCCGTGACCGATATAAATAGCCACCTCGAGTTCACCTTCTGAGTGAGCGTAAAATTTAAAAGATTGCCCGTTATGAGTGATCCTAAGAATCCTTCCAGTAACATACTCTTCAATTACTACACCCTCATGTTTAGTAGTTGTGTAGGTCATAATGAGTCTCTATATGCTTGCGAACATTTGATTCCAGGCACTACCATCGTACTTCTGCCCAATTTCCATGGTTCCAGAAGGCTTATTACTGGCATAGCGGTGATAGAAATCTCCGGCCACGTAGTTCCCCAATGTTGGCACCACGTTTGAGAACGGGACGCCGCCTCTAAAGTCGAAATAAGTGCTATTGCCACCCATTTGAACACGGCAATTTAACTGGCGAGCCGCATTAAAACTAAAGATGTCTCGTGCATCATTATTTAGTTGTATGTAACATCCATCACTATCACCATAGACAACTCCAAATGCGTATGCCGTGCAGTCAGAGCCAATGGAAGCCAACTGCTTATTCGATTCGCAATTTATACCGCGTATAGACAGCATCTTAATTGGTGCTTTAAGGACAACCCCGGCAGTTGTATTACCCATGTCGATAATGGCGTCAATGGTTGTACCCAGCACATCCTGGTTCAACTCTATTGGCCCCGCGCCGCGAAAGGTACCATAAACTTCAATATCAGCCTGGTAAGCGCTGCTTGAATCTCTGATTGATAAGGGGACTGATGTACTGGAGTAGATATCGCAGGTCTGTTTAAATTTAATATTCTTAGCCCCGAGCGAACATTCCACTTTTACGCCTCGGCCGCCGTAACTGCGCACTTGCCCATGGACGCGAATATCGTTGGATTCTCCTTTAATAATCAGCGCGCCCTCATTAGTTACGGTGTTCTTCCCATTGCTGATAGTGCCGTAGATATCGACATCGGTGCAGGCAATCAATTCTAACGCCTGGTCGTTGGCCTCACTAATCATGGCATGAATTTCTACGCCCTGACATTCGGCTAACACAACCGATTCCAATCGGTTATTTGAGGTATCACCACTTTCATGCATGAATGCACCACCACGGTGGCTTTTCACATTAAAAATCACATTCCGGCAGCCGTGAAAACCAAAGTCTTTAAAGCGTGCATTGGTGCCAATGTAGGTCACTTTTGAATTGATGACAGCATTGCCGCGACATACCTTAGAACCTATATCGTCGCCACACGTCGCCTCCTGGCTGATTTGCCACTCACCACCGGATACATTGTTAAATGCCGCTCCAATCAGGCATGTTGCGTTGTCAAAATGTATTGCCCCTTTCAGATTCGCGCAGGTATTGATATCGAAGTATGTGCCTTGCTCGCTAATATTGCCTTGCATTGATACCCCCATCTGAATGTAGGGGACATTTTCGATATCAATGGCCACGCCTTCTATCTGACCAAGTATAATCAGTTTGCAATTCGGGATTGCCGACACCTGCACATTAGTCATGCCGTAAGGTATATTTTTGTCCAACACAAATATCGAGCCATTAACAGAAAGGACCCGACCAACAACACGCGCACTGGTCAACCTCGCTGGCGTATAATCCACATGATTAATATCACCTTGCACGACAACATACTGACCAACTGTTACGCTACCCGATGTTAATGTGACTGCATCACTATCAACGCTAATGTCACTTGCTGTGCCGATTGGCGTTTCTGCGGCATGGAAATTGATTTTCCCTGTGCCGGTTAGCTTGTCCACATCCAAATAAGCGACATCGCCATCGGCCATTGTTCGAGTAATGGTGGTATTTAGCGTAAAGTTTCTGCCTACTACTCGTGTACTTGCGAGCGCATTGCTTAAATCTGTGCTGGCTTGTAAATGCGTCACATTGCTGGATGCATAAAGTGCCCCGAGTATTGCTTTCTCAAGAGCTGTTTTTCCTAACCCTTGTGTTTTCACGCCTGGTATATTTTGGCCAGCAATACTTAACGTCTCATTTGTAAACGCCATCGTTAATCCTCCAGTAAGAACAGCTCATCATCATCTGTGACCAGCAGCTCGTTATTATCTGTTATTAGAATGAGCAAACCCGGTCTAAAAAATAAATCTTTAACCAACGTTTCCACCAGACTTTCCACCAAAGACTCTTCTTCCATTAATTACACTCCCACCTTTTGTAGACACCATGATTGCGACCATTCCCCGTTGTGATAATGCCTACCGAGTTCAACCAGCTTGAATGGCCCCTGGTTAAACAGGTAGTCGTTAGTGCCTATCAGGTTATATGACTCTCTGTAGTACCTATCGCCATTTTGAAAATTACCGTTTGTGGGAATGTTATTGGAATAGAACACGCCGCCGCGCACCCTGAAATACTGCTGTAAACCAGAAAATTTAATTTCGCCCTGTACCAAGGCACAATGGCGCATTTCAAACTGGTCGATGGTCTCATTGTTGTATTCGATCCATACGTCCAGCGTATCACCAAAAATTTTACCTGGGATAAACCCGGTGCCCTGGGAGATATTCACGAGTTCTTTATTGGTTTGGGTGTTGATGCCCTGCACAGAAACCAAACAATCATTGGCGGCGACCTGGACCCCTACAGTGGCATGGGTCATATCTGCAATCATATCAACACGCACCTTGTTGCAATCCGCTCTGAGCGTGACAATTGCACCTTCACTCCCTCTAGAGTGTTTACCCTCTATCAATACGTTGGTGTCGTAGGCGGCATATGGATCACGTAAGATAATGGGAGCAGCATACTCTGAGTGAATTTCTGCCGTTGGCAGCACGTGAACATCGTTTATACCGTTTACACATTCGATTTTAAGACCTATGGAGTAATAGGCTTTTACTTTGGCGCTTAACCTGAGACCAGAAGAGGCACCTTTAAATACGACACACCCTTCAGTGCCTGTGGATAATGGCGACTGCTCAATTTCTCCGGACAGTTCAGAGTCAGTACAGGATACGTATTCGAACGCCTGATCGTTCGCATGCTTTATAACTACATAGCAGGGGCATTTGTCGCACTCCAGCAGGTTGATTGTTTCCAAACGATTGCCATTGGTTGCGCCGCTGTCAAAATGTTCCATACCACCACCAGTATCGATGATCCGGAACTGGCAGTTTCTCCCCCCCTGAATACCAACGGATTTTTTGCGGCTGCCGATATTGGTAATGGTACAGTGTAGATTGCACAGGCCATTCGCACGGAAGGATTTACTTTCCCCAGCAGTTGCGCCGACCCAGGCACCATGATAGGTAATTTGTCCAGAGCTGATATTATTAAATAGCGCACCAAACACACCTTCAGCGCTATCCGCCTCAAATTTTACATTACCGTAAGCGGCGTTTTCGACGCTAACAAATCGCACGCCGTCAGTATCCCCGACGCTACCCGATGCATTGTGTGAATCCAGACGAACACGCGGCACATCATTAACGGCCAATGTAGTCGCGTCGATGTGCTCAATGGTTAATGTGACCGCTGTGTTATCCACTGGGCAGACGGTGACGCCCGTTAAAATATACTCAACCGTTCTATCCAGCTGTAACGACAACCCATCAATGCCTCGTATTCTGGCGCAGTATAAGCCTGTCGTATAACGCCCTGGTGTGTATTTCTCATGGCCGACGGCTCCTTTTATCTGGATATACTGCCCAACAGAAAAACTAGCCGCACTAGCAACGTCTACGGTCCAGGCCCCGCGCACAATATCACTGGCGGATACGTCTGCGCCCACCGTGTTTTCAATGACCAATGAATATCCGCCAGCCAGGGTATCTATCGCCCCCACAATTTCCTGTTCATCGGTCAGCGTGACGGTTACCCCTTTGGTTAGGGTTAACGTACCTCCATCCAAGCGAATGCCACGCTTCACCGCCTCAAAAAGATGAAACTCACGACCTGCACCATAAGCTGCACAGTCAGCCTTTCGATAAGGCATAAAGCGGTCATAATTACTGCCCACCGGAATATACAGCGCCCCTTCAAACCACCCTACGGTGAGTGCACCAAAGGTTTCCGGCTCACTATTGGCTGGGAGCGATACTGCTTTATCAATGCATTGCCATGACGCCGCGCCGACGCCTTCAGTATCCGCACCTCCCACAGCATAAACGCCATTGAGTTTAGCCCCGCCGTTACTCGCCCAGCCGATCAACGCGTTCCTGTCATCGCTGAATGCGACCGAAAGATAAGCTACTGGCTCAATGAGCGTCAGACGCTCAAGAATTCGCCCGTTCTGACAGGTGATATCGCCTGTTTTTGCAACGTAAGTAACTTCACGTAATTTATAATCCTCTCGCACCGGATTGACGCAGTAAAAATTTTGACCGGTCTCTGTTGGGCTCAGCGCCGCCAGTTCGGTTTTAGTGTTGAAGCCTTTTACGCTGGAGCCTTCGTTGTATGAATATTTTTCGATTAAGTTATCAACAGCAGAGCGGGTGTTATTTAGGGCATCGACAGCCTGTTGATGAGCATTAAAACTGGCTACTGGTGCGATAACCGCTGCCTTATTAACAACTGAAGTGCTATCCCAGTCAGCAGTGAGTGTTACTGTTCTTTCTGTATTATCCACGCTCTGAACAAAGCGAGGGCGGTAGCTATCAATCCATAGCATGCTGCCGGGTATTGCGCCAAACACGCTATCCGCGTTATTTATATGTAGCGTGTTGTCGCCATTGGCAATCGATACGTCTGAAAGCTCGAATACGTAGCTGCTCATTACGTTAAGCTCCCATCAGTTTTAAATACAGATAGGTTTACAACGCCACCATCTGCCTGGCCGGTTATGGTTGTTGGTCCTGCGGTAGCTGCAGTACTTGATACCCTGAATTCAATAGTGGTACCTGATGTGTTGCCAGGTACATCAACCAAAAACGCTGGAATGCTGAAAGTGACTGCCATATCAGCACCTGATGGTGATGTGGCGAACTGACTGGCAGTTGCCACAACAGCACCATCGACGAGCACATCAACCACAAAGGTTGCCGTATCAACGTTATTGGGTGATGTCCAGGTCAGGCGAAGCGGCTCGGATTTTAAAATTCTGTCGAAAGTACCGCCAACGATTTGACCGGCAGCGGTAACCGTTAAAAAAGTCTGGTGTGTTGTCGATACTGCGTTGGCTGGCTGGGTAACTGTTTTATTGATTGAGCCATACAGGCCACCAATAATATTGGCGGCATAGAACGTACCGTAGTTTTTAATGGTGTCAGCAACACTGTCGTACTCGATCAGCGGATCGCCGTTGCTATCGACAATGGTTAATTCCGGTGCTGCCAGTGTAGCTTTTCCGGTGCGATACCATTCTCCATTAGGCGCACGCCATTCATTAGCATTCGCCTTGGTGAGGTTATCGAAGTCTGGTACGCCCATGTTGAGTGTGGTAGGGCCGCGCCAATAGGCGAGATTGTCCGGCCCGAACGGCGCTTCTAAATCTTCGACAATCATTTCAGTTGCGCCGATTTTTACGGTGGCGCCGTACCAAACATGGCGCCCATACGCTGCCAGATATTCATAGGCAATTTCACCGGCGCGACTGGCAAACACCAGTTCATCCATAAACAACCGAAAGGAACTTAGGCCACTGGAACCAGCCAGTATTTCAATACCGGTGTAAGAGCCTTCAACAGTAACACCAAGTTGAACCTTGCCTTCCAGCAGGCCTGTGCGGGTTTCAAGGGCTTCAAAGTATTGGTGAATGCTCAGTTCGTTTTCATCGGCATCGGTAATGCGCACTTCGTTGAATGCCTGGGCAAACGCTGCGCCTTCCACCCATTCGCCCGTATCCTCATCCTCATAACCAATCTGCACGTTTTTAAACTCGGTGATTTGAGCCGTTACACTTGTGGTACCGACCAATTGTTTTATTGCGATAATATCCAAGTAATTCGCCGCTGCTGCGCCAGTGGCTTCGGTCACGTTATACAGCAGCGTGGAGTAATCGCCGCCCAGTTCGCCGGTTTGTTGTGACCAATTATTGATGTCGCTAGTGACACCGGTAATGGTATCAAGTAGCGTTTGCGGCAACCCTGGCAACGTCAAGCTGCTAATCAATTCGGGCGTCACTTCGCCGCTAGATAACCCAATGAGATTTTCGATTGAAAATGACACCCAGGATGCCGCAGCTAAATCCCCATCGACCACCCTGTACCATACGTACAATGTCGCATCCTGCTGCGTTGGGGTTACCGTTATTGTTAAGTTCCTACCGTAGCTTTGCGCAGTTTCAAAGTCATCTTGATAAGAAATTTTCCAGTCATAAGTTGCTGCTGGGTTCGGCGGTGTAGGTGCATTAATGATCACCCTGCCTGGTAAAATTTGATAGGTAACATTGTTTATTGGGGTGTTAGGCAAGCCGATGCTGAACTGCATCGTTACTGCTTCACTCTTTTTCTCAAAACGGTTTTCAGCACTCACCGCAACTAAGTAATCGCCATTACCCAGGTTATTCAGATCAATAGATGGCGCTGTAGGATAATAAACCTTACTCCAACCATCATCTGGCACTTTGGTAAGCAGAACAATATATCGTCGAACACTGCCAGGCTCCGGGTGTGTCCAGGTTATAACGCCTTGCCTCCAACTGTCGTTGGGTGTTTCGGAATAGCTTGGTGTATTTGGTATGTCGACAACAGTATTATCTATCGTCGAATTAGGCAGTAAATCCAGTTCAGAAGGTACAATTGTGTCGTCATATAATGCCTCACCAGTTTCCTTTAAGGTAAGCGTCCAGACAAACTCTTCTGAGTCAAAGTCGTAATCAATGACTTCATATTCCTTGCCAACGATATTGTTGTTTTTAAAATTAGTATTAACAACCACACCTGGGGCACATTTAATGCCGCGCCAACCTACTTGAACGCGCAATGTATCTCCGGCGTTTATCTGCTCCATGTATATTCGATTTAAACGCTGACACATAGTAGCGCTGTCCGTGTAACCCAGAATGCGGTTCTTTTTAATAACCCGCTTGTCTCTGGTTTGATAAAACGCACTACTGATTTCTGGACATTTTGACTCCTGGTAGAACGACTTTTTATCAATAAAAGAAGCGGTAATAGCGTTGAATCGTTGCGACAGCGGTGTAAAGGGGTTTCGTTCGATATCCCCCTTTAAATCATCGTCACTTAACGTAACAGAGGCTGGACCACGATATGCTGCAACCGCCAGATAAAACTTACCGGGAGTTTCGATCCAGCGGCCACCGCAGCTACTTAAAAGTTCTTCTTCAACGCTTCGTTGGCCCTGAGTTAAATCAATGACTCCGTTGCAGGTAAAACGCTTTTCTGTCTGAATGTCACCGTTACTATCTGTGAACGTGACAAGCTCGTCGCATATGTTTGCTTCAAAAGCGATATTTTGAAGGTCAAACATTTCAATAGGCAATTCGATGTCGCCCATCCAGCGTTTCCAATGAAAATTTATTAGTGCGGCGTTATCAGTCCATTCCCACGTTGACTCATCATTGTGTCGGTGCAGACCTGAACCGCCTGCTGTGTCATCCTTTCGAGGGTCGTAGACTTTAATCCCGTTAACTAGAAACTTAACGTCCTGAACGCCATTGGGGAAAATATCAGGGTTAATTTCATATTTGTGGTAGGCGTGCGTTAAACCAAACCCAACAAAGGTATTGTCGATGGTGGCCATTTCTTCTAACGCTTCAGGGACCGGTTCGGTTTGATCCCCGAGGCTAACAATAATGCGATAACCATTACCAGACAACGAACTTTTAGATTTACCATCCAATTGATACAACTGCACAAAATGGCAAGGGTGAGCCGCAATAGGCGTAAAGAATAAATGGTACGCAACGCCATCGATGGTTCTTTTTTCATATTTAGTAATTGGGCCGCTGGTTACGGCTCTGCCGACAATCATAATTTGCGCAGCATTGGCTTCTACACGCAATTCCTGGTTAGCGGTACTGAGCCCGCCTACGCCGGCCATCATGCCATCCATCATATTGTCATAAGCGATTGCCGCCGCAACACCGATAGCAACCGCCCAGCCAACCGAAACCACCGCTGCAGCGCCATACGCCACGATTGCACCCACTACGACTGAAGGCATTAACCAACCCTCCAATTCATTATGCAGCTTTGCAGCGGAACGGATACCAGCCCTTTTTCGCCAGGAACAATTACGCCACCATAAACAACGCCGAGTGTATCGCGCCCCTCAAATTTGATTAGTGCTATATCACCCCGCCGTACGTTAAGCAATCCATCAGGCGCCCCAAGAAATAATTCCACAAAGTCACGCAAACCTTCGCACCCTTCTTTTTTCATCACTTCCAGTGCTGACCGTTCGCAACGGTAAGTCTCTCTGTACTTCGCCGCGGGATCATGGCCGGTTTGAGCTTCAATCGCGCTGGCGGCGAACATGCAACAGTCGTGAACGCCCCATTCAAACGAGCGGTTTCTGTCTTTTTGTATTAACTGGCCGAGTTTGTGCTTCCAGTTTTCTACTCTTTTAATGTTCATCGTCGATGGCCTCTCGCTCTGCTGCCACGACCAACCGCTTGATTGCTTTGATAGCTGGATAGTGGACCTTTTGTGACACTTTCAACGTCATCAAAGAAGCTATCTTCTGAATGTAAGGAGCGTTGGTAGGCCGCGGTGTAGGTCGTGTGTTCTTTGGGCATGTTCCAACGATGGTTATAACTAATCCCTTCAACGGCTATTTTAGGTACTTCCCCATAGCTCACTGGCGTGAAATTAACCAAACCGGCATAAATTAACTGGGCGGCGGAAACTTGCATGTTTTCATCAAACGCCGCCAGATAAAGGCGAATATTCCCGCCGGAGCTGTCGTCTTTAATGGCCTCTTCAATCAAATTCACGTCATGGGTCTGAAGCGTTAGCGTAATGTCGCTACCGGCACCTTCTTTAATACCGGAAATATCGCCCATTTCACCAACGCCATAGTAGGTTTCGCCGTCCCAGACAACCTGGCTAACACCATTATGGAAACGGGCAACACCTGATGACCATTCGATGTACCCAAGTAATGCCGCTATTTTGTTGGGCATAGCCAGTAAGGTTTCTAGTTGCGGATCGATTATTCTCATGTGCGGTTACTCGTATAGCCAGACAGTGTAAAGTCACTGATCACCAGCTTTCGTTCCGCAAAGGACAACCCCTGGTTATTATCAGGCAGCATCATTTTGCACATTGGATCATCTGAAATGAGTAATTCACCGTCGAGCGGGACTTTAAATAGCTGAGGTCTAATATTCAGAGTGCACATGCCGTTTGAATCCGCGATGGCATCCACCATTAATTTGTAGAGATAATTGTCTAATTGGAAGCGATCGCCAGCTGGTGCAATAAGTGCATTTGGCGTTGCCCCTCTTATTTGTAAAATGGTGCCGCTTTGGTCTGATCCATGTACAACTATACTTCCCCCCCAGTCGCCTAACTGCGTATGCGTTGAATCCCACATCATAAATTCACCCGCAGACCCATCTAATGAGTCAATAAACACATCGAGTTCGCGAGAAACGGCATAACGAATACGAGACCAGCTACCTTGAAAGACCCAGTAAGCCCCCGGGCGCGTCCAAACTTCACTCATGCGGTTTACGCTTGTGACCGTTTTTGAATTTGGCACAATTTTAAACGTGAGGCGGGTTGGCAAAATGTGTTGTGGAAATACGGGTAATGTCATGCTGAAGCCACCCTGTATCCATCGTAAACAGGCCCACGGCCCTTGCTTAGCTGTCTGCCAACCTCTGCAACCGTGTCGCGTTTACTTTGCGCAAACATGGGTTTTATTTGAGAAATTACTTCCTCTGTGTTTGCTCCGGTAACGTTGAACTGTGAGTTGTCTATGTACGTTATATTGGTTGCGCCATTTTTATTACCCGATTGCTGAAACATTTTTTCGGTTTGTTGCCGGCTCGTTACGTATGCCGGACCTTGCACTAACTCATGGCCACGTTCGCCAACGATCCCAAATTTACCTGCCGATATGTTGCCCCCTTTATCAAAGAGACCGGCAAACATGGCCGACATGGCAGCACCTACAGCCGCTATAGTTGCCAATGAGCCAATACCATTGGTACCGCCAGTCGCCAACGTGGTTGCTGCAGCAGCTGGCGCCATTGCTCCTGTGATAGTTCCTGCCGCGGTAGTCATGGCAGTAGCAGACGTGGTGGCCTCCGTTGTAGTTGAAGCAGTATTGATAGCGGCCAGTGCCGCTCGCTTGATACCAATTTCCACTAAGGTAGCCACAGCTTGTTTGCCAGTGGACAGTAGGACAGAGCGGATCCCATCTCCCAGGTTCTTAGATTCAAACAACGCATCAGCGGTGGCATTGCCAATGCCAGCCGCGAAACGATCGAACGTTTCAGACCACATAGCATCAATTTCACTTTTGGAATTGCGGGCAATGTCTTCCAGCGCCCGGTTATGGCGCAACTGCTCCATCTCGATAAGCTGGTTAATTTCCTGGCGTTTGGCCAGGTCTTGCTCTGGCAGGCTGTCTCGGTAGGTTTCCAGGGTGCCGATATTGCTTTTGTAATTGGCATTTTCGCGCTGGGTCGGGGTTTGTGCGCCGGCCGCAATTCGCTCGACTTCAGCTTGTACCCGTTTGGCTTCGTTGAGTTTATCCAGTTCCTGCGCTTGCAGAATGAGCTTTTTGCGAATTTCTTCATTAATCGCTACTAATGAGCCATGCTCTAAGTCGTAGCGGATCTTTGCTTCATGGGTAGTATTGCCAAACAACGCTATTTCACGTTGACGTTGTGAGATTAAAAGATCAGTTTCATCTTTAAGTTGCCGTGCCTGGTCTATCTCAGACTTTTTTGCATCGAGTTTAGTCGCGGCCAGTATTACCTGGGCCTTTTCTTCAGCTGACAGATTTTTCAGCGAACCATACGCCGTTTCATAGGCAATCTTCGCTGCTTCTCCCACCGTGCCATACAGCGCAGCTTGCTTTTCCAAGTTCGCCAACAGTGTTTTTGACTTTTCAATAGCGGCATTGTCAACGGGACCAGAAGTGTCAGTCGGGCGTTTTAATACCTGATTGAGCAGTGCAATTTTATTGGCCAGGTCTTCAACCGCTTTTTCTGCTTCGACCACTTGTTCTATTGTTACATCGAAGTACGGATTGTCGAACCGTTCACGCATTTCCTGCGCCATTTGCTCAGCCAGTTTCATCTGGCCGGTATAACGTTGTAGCGCAGACGTGGCCTGAGTTTTGGTGTATTTACTGAAGGGGTTCATGGCGCTGTTTAGGGCTTCGACCTGATCGGTCAAGCCTTTGGCCTTTGCGGTAGCGTCATCCGCTGACGTTGCCCAGGAATACAAGGCATAGCCCCCGAGCAATACCACGCCCGGGATACCGCCCATCACGGCCAATAGGCCACGACCAACGGCGGTACCGGTAATTGCCACCGCGTTATAGCGGGCCTGCGCAGCGGTTAATGTATCCGTGGCCACTTTTAAACGTGTCGCAGCAGCCGTAGAGGCGCCATACATACCCGTTACACCTGCTTGGGTTCTAGCTACATTTACATTACTCTGGGCTTGTAAAAGGTCGGCTCTGGCCGCTTCAATGGTGGCAGTTCGCTTGGCCACTGTTGCAGTGGTGTAATTGACTAAAGCCGCGGTACCTCTGAGTAGCCCAGCAACCGTTAATACTTCAAGCGCGGTAGTAACAGACTGGGCATTGTCCTTAAAAAATTCCAGCGAAGACGCCGCGGTATCAAGCATGGCGCCATAGGCGTTATTGATAGGGTCTTCAAAGGCGGCGATAGTTTTTACCCGTAGGTTTTCTAATGCATCTTCTTGTGCAGTAATATTATCAATATTGGCTTTTGCCGCACCGTCATACTCTTTAAGGGCTTTGATGAGAATATCTCGCAACATATCACTGGTGACTTTTCCCGATAGCACGAGATCTCTAAACGAACCTGATTGCAAACCCGCAGCCCTGGTCATGGCTTGCATTAATCCCGGCAACGGTTCGACAACCTGATTAAATTCAGCGGTTTGTACTACAGGCTGTGACATCGCCTGGCCTAAACCATAAAGCACTAGTTCAAGTTTGCTTGATTCGACCCCTAACGCGCTTTGTGCATTACTTAAGCCGGTCAATAAGTCCCGGCTTTGCTGCATGGTGAGCAAGTCGCCTTTGCGTAATGCTGCTAACGACGTGTAGCTTTCCCCAAGGCTCAGAATAGTTTTACCGTGTTCATCGGCAAGGTTATCTAAAAACGCCATGGTGCTGGTGTAATCCTGAGTATCTTCACTCAGAAAACGTAGGCGCGTTGAGAATTGCTGATAATCAGCCAGGGTGTCTTTAATGTCGATAGCGGCTGTTCTGGCAGATAACACGCCAAAAACAGTGGCCGCCGTTCCGGCCACTGAGCGTAAGCTGGTATTGAGTAAAGAGGATTGGCGTTCAACTTGGTTTAAACCGCTGGCCGCCGTTGCCGCCGCTTGCTTTCCCCGATTCATTTCACGGTTTAAAGCCACCTGTTTAGCCGCGGCCTGCTGGTATTCACCTCGCATGCCCTTAGTATTGGCTATCAGATTGATAAAGATATCAAGATCGCTTTTGCTCACGATAACGCTCTGCTAAACAGTGAATAACATGCCGACCAATGATCCGCAATTTGTGATAATCGAGCTTTGAATACTTTCGACCTGTGATCTGCGCATCGGCCAGAATTGCCTGTATATCTAAACAGGTACGCATACCTTCTGTGTATTGCCATAGGTCATCGATATCCAAAAACCAGTAAAAAGCCGTTTTATTTTCTGGAAGTAACTCGATAACTCTGTCCTTGAAATCGTCATCCTCTGCCAGAATTGCCTGAATTTCATCATCGCTACTACCTAATCCTTTAAGCTGATCTATGTAGTCGTTTCGATCAGCCTGAGTAACCGATGGCCCCACCCATCCTTGGGCGAGTTCCATTAGTTTTTTGTTTCTATCGCTGAGTCCATTTTTAAGTAGGCATCGTAAAGGCCAGCACGGTAGTTGCTGAGCTTTGTGAGCTCTATTTTTTCTTCCTCACTCAGCTTTTCCACATCGCTTTCAGTTTCACCAGCCCCAACCAGCGCAGCACGAACTATTGGCGTAACGCCTTTTTGGCCAAGCTCGTTAAACTGGTCTTCTGAAAGGCGTCTAAAACGGGCAAAAAATGTAGTGGTGGTAACCCCGCCACCATCCTGTGGCAGGTTAACGGTTACCGGCCAGGTCACTTCATTGGTTTCAATAATTTTCAACTTCATATCAGGCCGTCCGGATCGCAGTTTTACCAATGCCACCGAATGGCATTACAAAGGTACGTTTACCCTCAAAATCGCCATAACCGACGCCAAGTATTTGGATTTGCGGGTTGCTGATAGTCACAATGTTTCCCGCGGTGGTGCCGTGCACCACGGACACTGGCAAAAGCGGTTGAGTTTCAGATCTCACAATGGCGAACGGATCGAAGTCACCATGGGCAGGCGCTAAGATTTCGATTTCACCTTCCGGTGCAATATCGTCAATGCTCACGCCTTCGTAACCAGGCAGGTCGGTATAGTTAACTTCGTTGTTCTGGTTGCCGGTAAAATTCACCATGGCGTACTCGACACCATCGAGCGTAAACGTGGTGTACTGATTGCCAACTTTCACCGGCTTAGCCTGGTTAAAGGTTGGAGATGGGAAGCCATCAGCGGCAACACCGCCATAAACACCAGTAATGGTTAAAGGGAAAACGCCCACAGCACCGTTACTCACATTCCAGCCCAATTCGACCTGTGCATTCAGTAATTTATGAGAACGACCAGCGGCATAAAAATAAATCGTGCCATCAATCCAGCTGTCATCATCTAACTGGGTATGGTCAACGTGAGTACCACTGGAAATATCCTGATCAAATGCAGCCATTTGAATGAGGCCAGCGTAGGCAGCTGGGGTTGTTGCCGTGCCACGACCGGCGATTTCAACTTCACATTCAATGGTGAAGTGGTGACCAACCAATAGTTGCTCTTTAAAACCCAGAGTTGCGTCATCCAACTCCCGGTCGAGTTGTTCCACTTGCAGGTTTATCGTGGCATTTTTAGTACGCACATATACAGGGGTCTCACCAGCTGCAATGTAATCTTCGCCAACCGTTAACGCCGGATCTGCCGTCGCGTTAAACACGGCAAGCGCGAGTACTAATCGTGATGTTTTATACTTTTGAAATACAGCCATTACTTGGCCTCCCCTTTGCTTTTAGCGGTTTCGGTGGCTTCGCTAATGGTTAAATGTGGATTGGCTTCAATCTGGCACCGCTTTGCTGGCGTTAACGCCGCTGCAGAAAGAGTGTTCTTGCCTGGCTTGAAATCGATGCCAGCACTACGCTGAACGTCTTTACTGGCATTGGTGACTGTGATTGACATAGATGGACCCTCGTTATGATAGGTCCAGTGTGGCAGGATGAAATGCGCAAAGTTAGGGTAAAAGTTATTGCTCTACAGGTCGTTAAATTCCAGTTCAACCACAACCCAGGCATGGTTAGGATCCATTTGCCGGCTGCTGTGAGCTTTTTTCATTTCCAGGTTTAACGGCGCGTTGTGGGTACCGTCTTCTTTTACCAGTTGGCGGATGGTATTAATAAAACCGAATTCCAGAGCCTCTCTGTCGCCACCTGATGTGCCATCGGCAACGTATTGCTGCACCAGGATCATGACTTCGTGGCGCTCGTCCTCTTCGTCAAACAATCCGCCAAATTGCGGAAAACCACCGGATATCACGACAAAAATCGCTTTGTCCCGTTCTTCGAAACGATCCACGTCCTGGTAGTTTCGACTCACCACATTGGGCGATACCTGCGCCGTCAGGCGACTTACAAGGGCAAGAATACGGTCATTTGGTGTCATGCCTTAAATCCTTTATTAAATACTCTTTCTAACACTGGAGGCGCGATAGCCGGCAAGCGCTTGCGGATCAATGCTGCGGCGGGTTTTAAGTACGGTTGGGACGGTGTGCCTGTGTAAAAAATATGGGTTTGGATAAGATAAACTAACTGTTCCATGCTCATATCCGGGTCACGAGGCCGAATGCCTTTTACCTTTAACCAGTCTTCCATGGTTTTATCCGGTACCCATCCGCCCGGGCCGGTGCCCTCTTCCACATAGCGGGAATAATGCGGGCCGGTAATAATTTGGTGATGCGTATAACTTAACTGCTTCGGCGCAATCGAATTGGTTAACGTCGAATCCGCTTTGGGGGCTTCACGTTTTGCTTCCCGTGTACCTTCCTGGGTAGCCCGGCGAAAAATCTGGTTTATTGCCTGCTCTGCCAGAGCCGGTGACTTTTTGATGACCTGCAACAGCCCGTGGCGACTAACGTTGAGCGAAACGGTATTCATAATTTACGGGCCAGTTCCTTGGCATCGCCCAGCAACTGGCGATACACATTGCCTGGATCGCCGCGGCGTAAATTGCTGAGCCCGGTTTTGGCGGTAACTTGAATGCTCGGTTCGCGCAGCATAAGCACTTTCATCGCTTCGCACTGACATAATAACAACAGCAATGTGAATTTATTGCTCTCTACATTGATGTTGTCCGATTCGTCAATGCTATAAAGCTTGAAATACAAATAGGTAAATGAGGATCCGAGGCTGGCCAGCATGGCGGCAGTCGGCGCAAAATTAAAGAATATATGGCCATTACTACTTTGCACCGTGGGTAGTAAAGAAATAAAGCCAGGATCCCAGGGTTCTACTGGCTGTTGCATACCCCAGGTGGTTTCTTTGTAAGACCATAAATCCGCTGGTGCTTCGTAGACCTGAACATTAGCTTGTAACTTAATGGTGTCGACGCTGGTTGCCGGTGATAGAGCGGTGAGCGCAGTCACTGCGGCTTTAACAATCTCGTCGTAAACGCCGCTTTGATCAAAGTCGTCCAGCACCTTGGTGGTGCTGGTTAACGATGCTTTCAATTCATTGATGAGATCAACTTTACTGATTGTCATTCTTTGCTTGCTCTTCGCGGCGGGCAATTTCCTCTTCAACCATTGCTACTTTATTTTCATCGTCACCAACTAACAATAGCAAGGCATCGATATCTTCAACGTCAGTTAAAGAAAGGGCGAATTCCTGTAGATCCAGATCGTATTCGCGGCCACTGATCTGCTCTTTAATTAGCTCTTTTGCCCCCTTACGGTTGGCGCCGTTTTCCTCTGCTGCCAGCATGGCCTGCAATGCATCGAGCGATAAAATTTCTATGCGCTCTGCCAGTTCACTAACCTTACAGTTAAGGATAGCGTCGTAGTCGACTTTTGGTGCTGCATTTGAAACAGGGCGCACCATTACCGGCCGGGATTCTCCAGGGGGAATAAGCTTACCGCCGACAAACTGAATTTGTGCTGTGTTATTGGTATAGAGTTGTTCTTTCATAAGGCACCTGTATTAAAAAAGGCAGGCAAGCGCCTGCCTTTTGGGTTTGAGGTCTGACTAATTAGCGATTGGTTGCGCTGTATGCCAGTACAGACGTGTAGCGGTTTGCTAAAGGCTTAGGCGTATGGATAGCATTAAACTCGGTTCCATACGCTTCTTTCGTACCGTTTAGTTCACCGGTCGTCGGATCGCGGCCTTCCTGCATTTCACCGATAGCGAACGCTTTGGCAACCACGTAATTTGTAGTACCACGTTCGCCCATCAGGATCCGTTCATCGCCCAAATCAATACCTGGGGCATTAGTCCCCCATGCTGGAATACCTTTCACATTTACCAGGTCGCCCATGTTGTTTGTGTCTGAGCCGTCACGCTTTAGACTCACCACAAATTGATCGGCGTTGGTACAAGTATCATTTAAGGTATTGCTCATCATCAGGAAATTGGGCGCAATGTAGCGATCATCCTTCATTAGTGCTTTACGTGAACCAATTTTTCGTAACAGACCGTTAAGGTGCTGCTCCAACGTTAAACCAGTGGCAATAGCGGTATCAAACTTGGCAACGTTGGTGGCGTAGCTGTAACTGATTGTAGCGGTTGCTTCATTAGGCATAACAGCATCGCCGCTTTCGTCCACAAAGGCGATATACCCTAAATTTACGTTATCGATCACCCAATAGGTGCCTGCGGACTGGTTGCCGGTGCCATCGAATGGTTCGATAGTAGTTCCACCAAATGCCACAGTAATTGGGTTGGTGGTACTGCCAACAACGTTACCCTGCAAATCATAGACTGTATGCGGGCGAACAATCGGAAAATTAGCCGTTTTAATGGTTGCATTGCTACCATCCAATTGTGACGCAATACTCTCGTTAGAGGTAGTACCTGCAGAAAAGCTATCACTCATGCGCAGCATTTCGTTAGCCAGGCGGCGCACAATAATTTCACGCAGGATCCGTGAACAGGTGGCCACGTGGCGACCCCATGAATCCCAGTTAACATTGCTCACCTTGGTAAAATGCATCATTTCATCAGAGATATTAAATGCCAGTTTCATCGCATTGATGTAGGCCATGTCCATTCTTTGGGTCACGCCTGCTTTAGGGATAGCGCCCCGTTCAAACACAATACCATCGTTGATAGTGGTAAATGGCTTGCGTTCTTCATACGGGATCTGTGTTGTGGCCTGAGCACCTGGGTCAGTATTTGTCGCGACCAGCTGTAGGATGTTCATATCGTGCAACGCTTCGCGTATCACTTCACGGCGGAATGCATAAGGCAGTTCTGTGTCGCTGATATTGCCCTCACCTGAGAGCACTTTATATTCACGATTGAGTTTGTCGTTGTACTGGTTGTCAAACAATGACAGTACGTTATTCACAAATGGGTCAACATGCTCTGACAAGCGGATGCTGCCATTTGAAAAAGCGCTGGTTTGTTTCAGGTTTTTACGCACGTCTTCAGCCAGTTTCATGGCATTAGCATTATGCGCAGACGAAATAATAACAGAGCCACTTGGGCCCTGACCGCCGTTAAAGCCCATGCCCGCTAACTTCTTAGACGACTCAAGGCTTTGGCCCAACTTGATTTGCTGGTTAGCCATGGCGGTGATTTGGCTTTCGCTCATATCGCCAGTTACCAGATCAGCTGATTCCAGAAGTACCGATTTCGTTTCATCACTGAAACCTTCTACCGCATTGATTTTTTCAGTCAGTAGCTTACGGTTGGCGGTGGTTTTCGCCTCTGCATCGGCCAGTTGTTTGGCGGCATCAGCCTGCCATTCGGCAAACAAGGCTTTCGCATCTTCCGCAGACAAACCAGGTTGGTTAAGGGTGATTGTTTGTGACTGGCCGCTTTCGGCAAGTGATAACGCAGTTTCCTGCAGGTTATCAATTAGTGCTTCCTGCTCAGTTTCATCGCTAACATTGGCACAAAGCTTTTTAGCCGTGTTCACCCACTGTGAAATGGCCTCTTCGCTGAGCTTTTTGTTTTTAAGCGCAGCTTCAAACAGTTGGAGTAACTTATCCATAACTAAATCCTCTTTGAATTCTTTCGCGAGTTGTTCGCTGATCAGTTGTAAGCCGTCAAAATCATCTGATTCCGATAGCTCCACCCGATCTAAATTTTTGATACAAGGGCGCACCACTAAGCCAGCCGCCAATAAGGTCGGGCCATGCTCTGTAAAGGGGTGCTCGTTGGTTACAAAGTTTTCACTGAATTCGGCAGATAGGTAGCGATAACCTTTGTCTTTAATGAGCTCTAAACCAAAGGGAGTCCACGCTACTTCAGCCCGCAGTTTGTTCCCATCCAGGAACAGGCGGGTAACGGTGCCAGCTGCGCCATTTCTCGGGTCGTGTGCACAGTCAATACAAATATCCTGCCCAAACACGTTGCCGTTAAAGTTATCAATCATGCTTTGCAGCATGGTATGAGTGATCTCAAATTCACCATAACGGGGATCAAAGAACTGGCCGGTGCGGGTAACGGTTACCGTACTGGTTTGTCGTTCAGCATCCACTGAAACCGACGACGCCAGGAAGCGCACAGCCCGGGTGGGTGAGGCTTCTAAACGGATAGTGCGGGAATTGCGCATAGTGACACTCTGTAACAATGACTTATTGGCAGTGTGTCAGGATGAAATGCGCAAAGTTAGGGTAAAAGTTTAACCAGGTTAGCCAAAGCGCCTTTTAAGTGTTTTAACGCGGCTGTTAATCATTGTTTCTTTGAGTAAGTCATTTTGGAGCAGGTTAGTTTTATACACGCCCAGTACACCTACTCGCTGGTTGTAAGGTTGGTTAGCTAACCAATCAATGCGGGTTTCCTTCCCGGCCCGGTCTTCGTCGGTCACCTCATCCACAAATACAGCTTCCACATAGCTAAGTGTGTTGGGGTGCGCTGGCCAAGGGTTCTTACCCTTCGGGTACACACCTTTACCTAAACCAAAGCGGTTTACACTGGCATGCATATCGCAAATATCCACCCGTGGGTGATTTGGGCTTAGTACAAAGCGGGTGCCTATTACATCATCGTCCTCTTCCAGACTATTTTGATAGGCCATACCATACGCCCGATTAATTTCCGTGCGAAACATACGCCGTGCCTGCCAATAGGCGGCATCTTCATCAAAATACTGGGCTTTGAGCACCTTACCAATATTGCCTTCACTGGCGGCATTCACTTTATCCAGCATGGATTTAGGTGGCTGTTCGCCATTGGCTAATAAAGCGGCCGTTGCTTCGCTGGCTGACTGACCCATGATCACGGCGCGGTTAATGGCACTAATAATGGTGTTTTTGTGGCTGTCGTCTAAAATCCAGAGCCTGTCGGATAACTGTAGCCCATCAGCGTGGGTAAAGGTTTGCACAAACCGTGTGGTACGCTGGCTGATATCCAGGGCGGATTGCGCGGTGTTGTAACTTAAAAACGGGCGGGTGCCAATATTAGCCGCGCTGGCAATGCCGGTATTGAGTAACGCCGCTTGCAATGTGCTGAGTTCACCTAATACCCTTTCAACATCACCGCGAAGCGCCTGCAGGTTTTGCAGGCGAATAATACTAAGGCTGTCACCGTAAAAGGCCAGGATAGTAAGTATTTCTTCCAGGCTCGACTCATAATGGCCGCGTAGCTCATTCAGCGTTTCGCTATCCAGTGTTAGATAGTCACTGATCGCCAATTGCTGAGCGCGTTTAATAAGAGCCTTTTTGCGGGTCAGTTCACTCATATCACCGCCACAATTTCATTGATATCAACCAGACGAACGGGGCCGCTATCCAGTTCATAGCGATAACCGGCGTACCGACCGACCATTACCCGATCACCTTTTTTTACGCTCATGGGGGCATTGCGGCCATTCTTTAATATTCGCCCCGGACCCACCGCGATCACGGTAGCCCGATCCGATGGCCGGCCATCAATAACCACTAATGAGCAATCATGGGTTGCGGCTTCATCGGTAATCACCACCATATCGTGCAGCGGCTTAATTGTTTCGCACATAGGTAGCCGACTCACCCTTGGGTTGATTGCCTGGCGTCACTTTGATTTTGCCAGGTTTGTCATCGTTGGTTGGCGTGCCCTCGTCGTCGTCCTCTTCGCTGGGGTAAGGGTCCTTGCTTTTGCGCTGGTCTTTAATTTTATCCATCACATAGTCAGGCTCTAAACCGGCCGTCTCCCAAACCATTGCATCAGGTATCTTCAGTGCCTGGTACTTTAATGCCAGGTCTGCGCGTTGATTACGGGTTTCGGTTTTTCGCTCTGCAAACTGCACCGTAAATTTATGGCTGTCCGGATCAATGCCCTGCAGCAGCAGCTGCAGGCGGAAGCCCTCGTAATAAGCCTGGCTTAATGTGTCTTGAAGGCCTTCGATTTCTTCAAAGTAGTCTTGTTTTAAGTCTTCCAGGATATCCCGGTTTAAGCCATCCGCGTAACCAAAGAGGCCTTTTGGTGCTGGGGCGCCACTAAAGAACGTATCGAGTAAGTGCACCACATCAGCAATCTGATCAAGCTGTGCATCACCACTAAGTGCCTCTACCCCGCCTTTATGGTTTTGGTAAAAGTCGGTCGTTATAAGGCCTTTTTTCGATTCCTGTTCATTCTTGTAAGCGATTAACTCTTTCTCACTGGCACCTTCTAAAACATGGCTAAAACGCTGAGGTGCCCGGGTACGACGGCGGATCACTAAGTCGTCTTCCGTCATGGTAAGTTGTTTCCAGGTTTTTCTGGCGGCATCAAGGTAAGGACGTCCGGGAGAGGAAAAATCATCAAAGTTATCAGGATCTAATCGCACCATAGAGATTTGCCAGAATGCAAACTCGGCAATCACCTGGTAACCACCGATCGGATCCAACTGTTTGTAAGCGGCGGCGATATTCTTTAACTGCCCGGTGGGTAAGCAATCCGGGTACATAGTTTCTGCCGGCATACGCAACGCAGAAACCACCTGGCGTTTATCATTCACCACCCATTGCAGTACTAATGATCCCTCTTTGACCGCGCCCCGGGCATCGCTATGGAGTTTTTGCGCATTGTTCAGGCCGAGGCGGATTTTATACTCGTTGAATAATCGGGTAATGCGTTTGTTCTCCTGGCCTTCCCACTGCAATCGAATGCCATTCTTTGTTGCATCACGGGCCATTCGCCGGTGAATACGCTTAACCCTTGGATCCGTTTTATCCATCAACCGAACTTCGAGCACCGACGTTTTATACTCAGGAGAAATATAGAGTTGGTCATACAACAAACGAATATAGCTTTCACTGTTGGCAACGGTACCGTCTTTGGTGGTAGTACCGCCGGTGTCGCTTTTTTTGTCCATAGTCGCCGCGGTCGTCGGGTGGCGACTGAAGGCATTTGATATTTTTGATAGCAGTCCCATAGCAGGTTACCCCAGTAAATTTAAGTTGTTGCCTAACAGGTCTTCGCGTGTTTTGCTGCTGGTTGTTACAGCCGTAGCGGGCTTTGGCTGACCTCTGGTGGCCAGCGCCCAGATTGCCGCCATCGCTGCATCAAATAAGTCATCACCGAGTTTTTTTAATACCATCACATAGCTTGAATAGCTTTTGCTTGTTTCTTCCGGTTTTATATTAGGTAGCTGGCGAATAAACATTTGCATATCGCTGATAGCCAGGCTGTCAGCATCCAAGCCGGTCGGCTCTAAATGGTCGACATACGGGATCACCGCATGTGAATGGTGAAAAACACCGCGCAATGTCGATGCCATATTATGCTTCACACCACCTTCAAAACGCATGGGTGCAAACGGCCATTCATTCCAGGCACTGGCGTTCGACTCACCATTATTGATGGTTTTAATGTTGATATGCGTTAACCCTTCACTAAACAGTTCGTGGTTTAACTGGGTGATCATGCCAAGGCCGAAGGCATCCCCTACTGCGTAATCAGGGTTAAAATAGCGCCAGAATGATTTTAAGTCGTTCTTCACAACCGAATCATCGGTACCGGCCGCCCAGGTTTTGGCAAAAATAAATACCACGTAATTACCGATCTGCTCAGTCACAATGAATGCATGTTTAGATGCATTGGCATTTTCACCGTGGCCGGCCGCATCATAACCAAAGCTAATAAGCCCTCGTTTGCGGTAGCGTTCGCCAGGCTCTGGTACCACTATGTCAAAGTTAGTCTTAGCGCCCATCTGAATAGCGGCACGTATGAATTTTTCCCAAATCAGATTGCGGGAACTGGTGTTGATGCACAGCAGCTGGCGTATATATTCAACCGGTGAAAGTTGAACTTTCATATCCTCAATAAATTTCTGATTAAGGATCCCGAGTTCTATGCCAAGGTGACAATCGACGGTAGGAAGTAAGTGATATTTGCCAGTTTCGAGTAAGTTAGAAAGTACCGATGCTCCTTTAAATACACCAGTGATACGAATGATCGGATTATTTATAGCGTTTTCATCGGCGCCCAAACGGCGGGTAGCGCCCATGGTTAATAAGAATCGACTGTTTAACCGCTCCTGATCGAGATCGTCAACCTCTTCAATACTGGCAACCGTTAAGTCACCACCATCAATTTGACTGAATATGCCATAGCCCCGGGCAATACTGCGATTGCAAAAGCGGTAATAAGTATCGCTCATTTGCTTGCGGCCATTGCGGTACTCTATGTAATTGCTGAGCACGTCACTGCGGCGGATTGCATCTAAATGATAGCCAAGGTTAACCAGGCTCTGCGCTTCCTTTGGCGCCACAATTCCCAGTTCCTGGTCAGAGTTGCAGGCCAGGTACTTAAGATCCCACATTTCTTTAACGGCTGTTTTACCGGTTCGACGGCAACTGTTATCAATGGTGTTGGGATACTTATCCATTTCGTAACACTTAAGCACCTGCATTGGGTCCAGTGTGGTATCGTGAATATGTTTGTGCCAAAGCGCATGATCACCGGCATAGCGCTCTATTTCAGTAGTTGCTAAATGTTGCAGAGTTCGGCGTTCTTTAGCCGTTACACGCTCAGCCATCGCCGCTATTCTGGTTGTGTTCTATCAGGATAGGATCGTTTTTCAGGTTCTCTTTACTGGACTTCATCATTTCAGTGAGTTTACCCAGTTGCTCCGCTTGCTTCTCCTGGAAAGAAAGTAAGCTTTGTTTTTCAACTCCATCCTGCTGCAACTTACCCATTTTAATATCGTTGTCATCCTGTACTTTCTGCGTCATTCCTAAATCAGACAGCGACAGGTTGTTTTTTCCGATCAAGTCGAAAATATGTTTAAGCAACGGGTTAGCTTTTAGCTCAGTAAGTAGTTTTGTTTCGCCGGTAGTAGGATCCTTATAATTGCCTAAGTGGAAACCACCTTCTTTATCGAACGAATACACCGGCGCTTCAAGCGCGACACCTTTAGAAATGACGCTTAAAAGCATGTCGTCCATTAGTGCAGCAAAGTTAGCCTGCTGGATGGCATGGTTTTCCCTGAGCATTTCAGGATCACCGTTTTGTATGGCAATCAAATGGCGCATAAACAACTCAGTTCGCCGCATACAAGCGACTTGCTGAGAGCAGTAATCGTGATCTATATCACAGGTTTCACAGGCGTCATACTTTCCGGGCTTTGCAGGGAAGTACAATGCTTGCTTAGCCGCAGCACCATGCTTCAGCGCATTAAAACGGGTCCGCATGGCTTCCTCTGGTGTTGGATGGCCGTCGAGGTTGGCAGCAGACGCTGCTTTGCCTTCAATAGTCTTAGGGCCGGTCGATTTCACATAACTGCTGAATAAACCACGTTGCCAGGGGATCTGCTGGGCCGTCGCTCGGCATTTGTCACACGTTGCAAAATATCGGTATGGGTGAGCCAATTCTGGCGCATCAACAATGTCTTCGGGTTCTGAATCCCAGACGTGCATACACGCATCACACTTAAACGTAATGTCAGACCTAGGACTCAAGAATTTTAACTTATCTTCGCGCAT